TGCTTTGAAAGTAACCGGCGGTGTTGGTATTTCTAAAAATACACATATTGGCGGAACATTGAATGTTACTGATGTATCTACATTAGGCGCAACTACCGGCGCTACTGTTGCTGCTAATGGTATTGTTACTGTTAATAATGAAACCGATTCTGATAGCGCAACCGCAGGTGCTTTGAAAGTAACCGGTGGTGTTGGTATTTCTAAAAATACACATATTGGCGGAACATTGAATGTTACTGGTGTATCTACATTAGGCGCAACTACTGGCGCTACTGTTGCTGCTGATGGCGTAGTTACCGTAGTTAACACAACTGATTCCTCTAGCGCAACCACAGGTGCTTTGATAGTAAAAGGTGGGGTTGGTATTTCTAAAAATACATATATTGACGGAGAACTATATGCTAATAAAAATGTTACAATATCCAATAGCAAAAAATTAATTTGCGCTACTATTGAATCTAATAGCAATAGTAAGGTCACATTTAATCATGATATAGAACTCGCATCTAATAAAACCGTTACAGCGCATCAATTTTTTGCCGCATCTGACCGTAATTTAAAACAAAATATTGTTCCCATTGAAAACGCACTTGATAAAGTTTGTAAAATGGAAGGTGTTCATTATGAATTTATTAGCAACCCCGGTGTGAAAAAATTGGGTTTAATTGCCCAAGATGTTGAAAAAATTATTCCTGAAGTTGTATCCGAAAATAACGAAGGAACTAAGGGCATTGATTACGCTCCTATTGTTGGTATTCTCATCGAATCGATTAAAGAACTCAAAGAGGAAAACCGAAAATTGAATGAAAAAATTGATAATTTGACTAAATCATAATTTAATTATGTCATCTTTAGTTATAATGAATTTAGAAAACGATAATGGTCCCGATAATGGTCTCGATACTGATAATGATATTCATTATTTGAAGAAAAAACACCCACATGACCGTGATAAATATATCGAATTTGATGAACCGTCACACACATACACTATCAAAGGTAAATCTGATTATACATCAGTCACTACTTGGGTTCATCAACATTTTGAACCATTTGACGCAGATAAGATTATTGAAAATATGAAAAAAGGTAAAAATTGGAAAAATAGCAAATATTATGGAAAAACAGGTTTGGAAATTAAAATGGAATGGGAATATAATAGAGATAGAGCTGCTAGACAAGGAACACAATTACATTATTTAATTGAATGTTACTACAATGATATGAGTGTTGGCAGTGATAGCGATGAATTTGGGTATTTTATGAATTTTACTAGAAATTTTGAACACCTTGACAAACAAGCTTACCGCACCGAATGGACTATTTATGATGAAGAATTAAAATTGGCAGGTTCTATTGATATGATTTTTAAAAATCCTGATGATAATACATATATGATTTATGACTGGAAACGATGCAAAAGCATTGATAAAACCAGTTCATGGAATAAATGGTCAAATAATGATATTATTTCTCATATTCCAGATACAAACTACTGGCATTATGCATTACAATTAAATATTTATAAAGCATTGCTAGAAAAAAATTATGGTATCCAGGTTTCAAAGTTATATTTAGTATGTCTTCACCCCGAAAATAAACGTAAGAATTATGAACTCATTAAAATACCCGAATTAAATAAAGAAATAAAAGACCTATTTGATGACCGCATTAAAACGATTAAAAAGATTAAAAATGATTAATACAGATAAAAATACATAATAATTTGTAACAGTATAATAATGTTACCAATTATTAATTCCAATACTTTTTTTCACGCACCATCAAGTGAATCATTTATTTATTTACTTTTATATTTATACATCCTTACTGGAAGTTATTTTTTTGCTTATAATTATTTTCATGAATTTGGAGACGACAATGCCAATGCTAGTGCAAATGCTAGTGCTAGTGATATTATTTCTCCTTATCCAAAGGTTGAATATACAGATAAATATGATATTACCCATTTAATTGAAAAACTTAATTTAGACCAACACGATGATTTAGACATTAAAAGATTAGAGGATTGTGTTGTTTTAGAAAATACACCCGTCGGAATGATTTATATGATTTATAAAGATAATGAATTTGGATATTACTCTAATACAAACGTCAATTACAATATTTTAGATACAGTATGTAGAAAATTTGTGAAAACCTTTCAATGTGTATCTCTTTATAATAAATTAGAAGAACTCGACAAAAAAAATGATGAAACCGATAATAAAACCGACAATGTTACTTCAAAAGATACTAACACTACCAATAAAAAGAAGAAATCACACCTATTCGCCACTTTTAAAAAACCTAACGCACCAAAAACTATCAAAAAAAATATGAATGTTTTTAGAAAATTAGGTTCTTTACAAGAATTTAAAATACTTAAAAATACATCTTCCAAAAAAATTCATTCTATTAAAAATATCACATTCGCAGATTTTAAAAACATGAATTAGATTATATTTACATAAAGAAAAAAACTCTATCTAATATATGACAGTAGGAAAAAATAAGAGTGTTAAAAAAAGAAAGAATAATACTAAAAAAAAACATACCAAACAAGATTTACATAATCAATCTGGTGGACAATCTGGCGGCGCTGTTTATAATGAATTTATGGATAATTTTGATAATATAACAAAATCATTACAACCATATGTTACTCAATTTGGAGCTGCCAAACCTGATACTCATGGAATGAGACCTAATCGTGACCCTAAACAAGGTATGCACCAAGTTATATTTAATGGTATTAAACAAGTTGTTATTGCGATGCTCGTCAGATCACTTGAAGAAATACTCAAAATTACACATGACGGTAAAGTTGAATTTAATAAAGACAATATTTCAAAATCATTTAAGATTATTCGTGGTAAATTAGAACAACTTGATGAAAATGTAAAGGACGAAGAAACTAGAGCATACTTGAAAGAATCGGCAAAATTAGCTACTGATATTACAGAAATCTTTTTCAATGAACTACAAGAACCTATTAGTATGGCAGGCGATAAAATTATGACAATTGGCATGGATACCGCAGGAAAATTAATTGGTAACCTTGCAAAATTTAGTAAAAATATTATTCGTATTGTTCCTGTTCTAGGCGATGGGTTTATTGTATTTGAAAATATTTTTACCATTATCAAAACAGGAACTGCTCTCGCTGCTTCCTTTTCCGAAGGTTCGTTAACAATGCGTAACTTATATTCATCGGTTACAAGTGGATTTAGTAGTGGAGGCATTGGAGATATGATAGTTAAATTTAATATGCTTGCAGGTAAATTCTTTGAATCGCTATCAAAAGACAATCCAGCACCCGTCTTAAAAGAAATATTTAATGAAGCAAAGGGTTTGGTTTCTAATCCTGTTGATGGTTCCGATATTTCTGATGATAGCGATGATAGCGATGATAGCGATGATAGTGATGATAGCGATGATAGCGATGATAGCGATGATAGCGATGATAGCGATGATAGTGACGACGGTTCCAGTGACAGTTCCAGTGACAGTTCCAGTGACAGTGATGACAGCGAAGACTAAAAGAATATTAAAAAATATTTATAAGATTTTATTATTAATCATTATTAATTAATGATGATTAATTATTGCTAACTATTTATTGATTTTAAATAATTACTATATCCATTACTTTTTTCCATATGAAATGATGACTGTAAATGATCTTGCGCAATTTTTATTGCCAATTGTTCTTTATCATCTAGTGATTTTATATACGTTTCTATTGGATTTTCACGTTCTATTGGATTTTCACGTTCTATTTTTTCTTTTATATCTTCCTTCTTTTTCTTTATTGTAAACTTCTTCTTTGGACTTGATGACATAATGTCTTATATAATTTATATTTATTACATTTTATAAATATAAACTTTCAATTTTATGTTTTCCAAATATTGGGATTATTTTTTTTATCTAACACTTCATCACTTTGTAACCATTTATCTAACCCAAATACTTCTATTTGTTGAACTTGATATTTTATCCATGGCAAATATTTCCCTTTATGATACGGATTTGTCCCTTTTTCCATCTCACATCGTAACATTTCTCGTTTATTCAATTTATATCTTAATACATCATATATTGTTCTTTCACATAATTTACGATACATTTTATTTATAATTATATTATTTTTTCTTTATTTTTCTTTATTTTTCTTTATTTTTTCTTTATTTTGTAAACGCCTTTAAACCTATCACGTTTGTACCCTTTTCTATATATTCCAATAATACACCACCACCCGTTGATACATATATGTTCTCTATGTCTTTTTCAAATATACTTGCCGTTTCACCACCACCTATTATTATTTTCTTATTTTTTGTATTCTTTAAATACTCCATTATCTCATAAGAACCACGCTTATAATACTCATGCTCTATTACACCCAGCGGACCATTCCAAAATATTATATCTGCTTTGTCTATCTCACTCTTTAATATATCTAACGACTTCTCATGTATGTCAAACAAAGAATAATCTTTGTTATTCTTTACATCTATTAACGATAACTCCTTTGGTTCATCATCCAGTTTCTCATTTCCTACACCATGTTTCATTACTAATACGTTGATATAATACTCCTCATAATACTTGGCCAACCCACCACCTACATACAATCTAGCGTTTGGTATTTTCTGCAGTTTATTTATTAAAGGCATTTTATCCACTATTTTCGCACCACCAATAATACCCAATATTTTTTCATTCTTATTTGATAACAAAGTATTTATATTTTTTAATTCATTCCCCACCAAATAACCATACCCATACTCTTTCTTATTATTGTTTATATCATATATACTCATGTGCTCACGATGCAAACATCCAAACGCATCTATGATAAACACATCACCCATACTTCTATAACTCTGTATTATATTATGGTTATCCCTGTCTTGCGTTTTGTTATATAATGTCTCTATCAAATTATAACGAATGTTTTCTAATAAATAAACACCATCCGACAAACTATCTACCATACTTTTATTTATCGTATCTTTTATAAATGTTATCTTTCGTTTCAAATATTTCTCCAGCACCGGTATCATAAATTCCATTGAATATTTTGACTCATTATTCTTCGGTCTACCATAATGCGATACCAATACCAAACGATTCGGACACTGTGATAATATATACTCTATTGTTGGTATTGCTTGTCGTATTCTGTAATCATCTACTATATTTCCATCATCATCCTTTGCTATATTAAAATCAAACCTAGCTACCACATTCTTATCTTTCATATTTATATTTTTCATATCATACTTGGTTTTTACCTTAGTATTATAATAATACATGTGTTTTAACATACGCAGTAATTGAGTACTATAAGACCATTCGTTATCATACCATAACATCAACTTTATCTTATTTTTTCCCATATTCATTGACGCTTTTACATCCAATATACATGGACTTTCAGTTGTCATAAAATCACCACTTACTACGTTTTTACTATTTACATCATATACCGATTTATAATATTCGTTTGTTTTAAATAATTCCTCTATCTCTTTCAAATTTATTTCACCTTCCACTTCAATTGTTACATCCAACAATGAACAATTTGTTACTGGAACACGAACACTTGTTCCGTGTATTTTTCCTATTAATTCGGGAAATATTTTTGTTATTGATGACGAAGCACCCGTGCTATGAGGTATTATGTTGTTTAATATTGAACGATTCGTTCTTGATGATTTCTTAAACACATCTACCGTGTATTGCGACGCAGTCGTCGCATGTATCGTCGTGAATGATATGTTCTTTACATCATAGTTATCCTTTACTATCTTTAAACACGGCGCCAAACAATTCGTTGTACACGATGAACCCGATATTATTCTTTCACCACTATATAAATCATGGTTTGAACCATATATATACGTGTTTGTTTCATCTTTCGCAGGTGCCGACATTATTACATAATCCACATTATGCATCTTACATTTTTCTTCTGTTAAAAATGCGCCCGTCGAATCGATCACATAATCACAATTGTATTTCTTCCAATGCAAATTTTCTGGATTCCTATCACTCAATAATGTTATTTTGTGATGACAAACGTGTAAAGTATTTCCATCTATCACTGTTATTTCGGGTATTTCCTTTTTA